GGCAGGGGCTTAGGGAATCAGGCTTGGACTTGGGCGAGCCAGTACGTTGCCTTCTGCGCGTAGCCGATCATGTTGGGGTGGCTCGCGTCGGCCATTCCGCCCGGCAGGCCGGCAATGACGCCTCCGACTGAGGTGTAAAAGTCTATGAGCTTTGCACCAGTGGCTGCAGAGACCGCCACATAGGCGTCCCGGTATGCAGGCAAGGCAGCCTGTCCGGTGCCGGTTGTTGGGTTGAAGGTCGTCAGCGTCACGTCGGCGCCGGTCGCTTTGGCCTTGTTGGTCAGGGCCAACAAGTTAGCCTGGAAGGTAGTGGCTGAAACACCAGTGTTCGCGTCATTGATCCCCAGGCTGATGTCGATCAGCTTAGGCGCGGGTACTGCCAAGTTATCAAACGGATAGAAGCCAAGCCCACCCGTAAGCACCCAGTCCGAAGTAGTTGAGCCAGCTACGCATACGTTTAGGAAATTCAACTTCCTGCGATTTCGGCAAACGTAGCCCAAAAATCTCCCGGCACCCGACACCCACGAGGCGGCGATGGTGTGCTTGCGGGGAGGAACCTTGATTGTAGCTTTGTAGACTGCGCTAGTGGCGATGTTGCCACTGATAGTCACAATCGCCTGCCCATCGATCTTCACCGAAAACGACCCAAACGAGGAATTGCCGAGGTAGTAAATATCGATCTCTGTGCTGTCTTCGGTAGGCGAGAAAACAAGATCAGCGACAGCCGAGTTTGCCTGCCACCCGGCGCCCCCGAGCGTGTTACTGAATGATGTCCACCCGCCGTGAGCTACACGGAAATCAGCCATTGCGGGGTCAGTTCCGCCCCAGCCGATGACATTCTCGCAATTTCCTGTCGCACCGCCCCAGTTAACGGATGCGGCGATCAAATGCCAAATGCTGGACGGGTATTGATACAAACCGCCACCACCTGACAGTGTGCCTCGTCCCGTCGAGTCGCCGATCGCCAAGATCGGCACTTCTGGACCTCCCGCAATCGCGGCCAGCACAGCCGCCTTGAGCACTGGCAACCCTGTGAAGGTAGGAGCCCCACCCCCTGACACCGGGGATGGAATTCCACCCTCCGTAATCGGCAGCAGCGTCTGCGGGTCGTACAAATACGGCTGTGCGCGTGAAAGTGGTGTGCTCATGATTGCTGCTTCACAAGTTCAACGACAAGGGTGAAGGAGAGGAGCTTGCCGGCGCTCCAGCCCTCTGTAGACAGCAGGAGCTTTCCGGTTACCCCGGCCCCGGCGTTGTTTACCAGCCCACCAAAATCGCAAAAGTCCATCTTCCCCCGGCCAGTAAGCGCCTCCACCCGCACTGCGGTTGTCGCGTCCCAGACTAGCCGCACCTCCAGAGCATCCTCCACATTGTAGTGCATGCGCATGATGCGGAGTTTCGCCGCTTTCACCGTCAGGGTGTTGTCCATGCCAGTGAGCAGTGCGGGGTCCACGAGCGTTGTGCTTCCGAGGTCGGAGGTATCAAGCAGTCCCTCCACCTTCACCACCACATTGCGGGGGCCGTCCAGGATTGTTTGAATGTTGACTGAGTTTGCCATGCGGGCTCCTGCGAGGTGGTGTGGGCAGCAGCGCAGTGGCTGCTGCGTGGCGCGTTAACGGTGCCTAGCCAGGGCCAGGTAATCCACAGCCAGGGTGCGTGCGACGCCGGAGGAATTGGTCAGGCCGAAGCTCAGGTTCAGGAGCGCGCTGGTGAGGGTGGGGAGGTAGAGGGCAGCGACTCGCCCGCGACTGTCACCGTTGGCCGGGCGCTGCACAGCTGTCCCCGTGCCGGGACTGAAGAAGGCCTCGACGTTGCCCTGGACATCGACGTGGATGCCTAGCTCGAAGGCAGCTCCCGCGACCAGGGCTTCCGCAGTGGGCAGGGAGGTAGAGGTGCTCACACCGCCGACGATGGAAACCAGGGCAAGTGTAGCGGCTCCCGGTGCCTTGTACAGGTACAGGCCATCAGCAGCTGCGAGCGGCGTGGTGCTGGTTGCGATGAGTCCGCAGTGGAAGGCACAATTCGCCACCTCCGACAGGGTGCCGGCGAACTTGAAGAACGTGTCCTTGCCGCTGGTGAGCTTCACAGTCGCCGCACGCCCCTGCATCAGCACAGCATCAGCCCCGCCAGCTGTAGTGGTGAGGAGGATGCTGCCATTCTCGCTGTCCTGCAGCGCCACCGTGCCGGTGCCAACAAGGGTGGTGACGAAGTCCGTGGTGACGTAGTTGCTGAAGTCGTTGACGTACTGGTACGCCCAGGTCGGATCGGGTACGCCTGCCTGACCGTAGGTTTCTTCCGCTGAAGCGTTCGTGACGCCCTGCGGGATGCGGGTGGTGGGGGAAGTGAATGCCATGTGGGTGCTCCGAACTGGGGGAAGGGTGCTAGGATAGGGGTGCGGTGGTTGGGAGAATGGGAGAGAGGGGAGGGTTTTCGGTTACTCGCGCGCGTTACAGTGACGTAATCCGCGCCCGAAACCCTCCGCATACCCCCACTTCCCGCCCACACACCCCTGCCCTATCAGGCAGCGTTGGATCCGTACAGCCCACGCGGGTTCGCCCACAGGAAGGTGTAGCGTTCATACGCACCCACCTTGAAGTTGCGCGTATCCCCGTCGTTGTCTTCCCAGATGTGCAGGGCTTCACGTTCCTGCCAGATGAGCCCCTCTTGGCAGTTCGTGGTGATGAACCAGGGGCCGGCGCCTGTCAGGTATGGATTCGCAACCACACCACCAGTCAACAGCCCTTCGGTGTTGATGGGGTTGATGTCGTTGTTGTTGTTGCCCACGGCCTTGGGGGTGCCCAGGATGCGGTCAGCGTTGAACTTATTGCTGGGGTGCACGATGAGCTTGTCGCCCATCAGCGGCTCGATGTAGCCACGGTCATCCTTGGCCTGCATCATCAGGATGAGCATGTCCTCGATGGCGGCTTGTGACAGCGCGGCATCCACGGGAAGCTTGTTGCCCCAGGTGCCGGCGGTGAAGTTCGGGTGCGCGGTGTTGAGCAGGGACACGCCGTCGCCACCCTTGTAGTTGGCGTTGAAGGCGCGGTTGAAGATGTTGCTCGCGTTGATGTTCTTGGTTTCCGCAAAGGCGCGGCGGAGCTTCTCGGTGCGGCCCTTGGTGAGCTTCACATACAGGTTGTCGGAGAGCTCTTCGTGCGTGGTGATGATGCCCAAGCCGTAGGCCACGTTCGTGCCGCGGGTGACGAAGCCCTGTTGCATCCCATCGTAGGAGATGGGGGCGCCTTCCGGCTTCACCAGCGCCAGCCCAAGGCCAACGCTCTGCACGTACTCCTCGTAGTTCTTGCTGGAACTTTCCTTCTTGAACATCAGCGGGGCGTACTGCGGGGTCGCAGCCGCGGCACTGTCCCACCAAGCCTTCACGCCCTCCCAGAGCGCCTTGGGATAGGAGCCGGTGTTGATGATAGCAGCCATTTTGCTTTTTCCTCAAATGCAGTGCGCAGTGTGTGGTGCGCAGTGTGTGGTACGGGCAGGGGCGCAGAAGCAGCCCACTGCGCAGGTGTCAAACCCCGGCGGTGTTGCCCAAGAGTTCGTGGGTGTTGAACTTCACCAACCACTTGGCGTTGGCACCGAAGGCGTTGTCCGCGCGCTGCACCAGGCCCATGAGGCGCAGCGGCAGCGTGCTGGTGGTGGCGACACTGGAGTTGGTGAGAACCGTGGCACTGTTTTGCTGCGGCGAGGTCGGGTTGGTGACGGTGTAGCTGGCGTTCTTGTTGGCAACGGTTGCGGCCAAGGCAGAGGTGCCGTCATCCTGCACCTCGTACAGCACGCTCGGGTCATCCACCACCATCACGTAGTAGTCCTTCGCCTTGGTGGCGGGGATGTTCTGAATGGTGAGGTCCAGGTTGGTGCCAACAAGACTGGGGGCGTTGGGGTTCGCGGCCAGCACACCAACCACCACACCGCGGGCAGTGTCCGTGCCGTTGGTGATTTTCGTCACTGCAGACACACCGTTGGCATCGGAGTTCGCTGCGCTCTTCACAGCATCCCCGACGTTGATCTGGTTGGCTTCGGCCGCCAGAACAACATACAGGTTGGTGGCACCATTCCAGGCGCCACCATCGGCGTAGCGCGAGGGAACGAAGCCCCGGGGGGCGGAGATGTTAGGCATTTAAGCCTCCTTCTTGAATTGCGTGTTGAGGGAGATGTCAGTCCCGCGAGGCTGGTACCGCGCACGGTCCGGTTGGACCTGGCCGGCACGGATAGCCGCATCCCGTTCGTCAGCGAGTGCCGTGCGGGAAGCCTCGCGTTCCACCCAGATCTCATCCGGGCACTTCATCAGGTACGCACGCATGGGAGTGCCATCGGCACGCTTCCCCACATAGCGGCTGACACGGTCAGCAACATCTGCGTCCTGAACAATATGGCTGGTCATGCTGACCTCGCTTGGGCGGGCGAACTCGAAGCCCTCGTACAGCAATTGCTCAATCGCCCCTTCGTCATCGTTTTCCCAGTACAGGTGGTGGCCCTGGATTTCACCGATGACGTTGAGCTTCAACCGGGGGCCACCGAAGTTTGCGGCGCGTGCGCGTGCGGCTTCTTTGCGGTCGCTGTCGCGGCGGACAACGG